TGGCTAGAATACCAACATGCACGTCTCTCTTGACGATTTTTGAGAGTACTGGAAATGACTGGCGTGTAACGTTGAACGATACAGCTGCACTAAAAGATACCCCTAGGCCTGTATCAATGGTAGCAGAATTTGATGTTGTAGTAATTGAGCCTGCAGATACTATGTTTATTGGTCTGCCAATATTTACCCCGGTATTTGCACTGGTAGGTATAATAGTAAACTCACTCTTTTGATTTTGAGTAAGAGAACCAACATCAGCAAAAACAGTATTAGACCCCACGGGGGAGATCCCAGTTGCTTGACCGTTAGTAAAAGTAACCGACACTGTCTGTCTTGTTGTATAGGATCTATCGGATGTATTTGCTAGTGCTGTACGTCCAATTGGAAATACTAACGAATCTAAATTACTATCGTTTAGTACTGCTTCGCTACTAGCATTAAGTATAACGTCACCAAAAGCATTAGCGCTAGAATTACTAGATGCAATGCACTTAACGTCTTTAAAGTTAAAAGTGTTTGCCATATTAATATCATACAAGTAGATATTATATGTGGCGTTAGCAAGACCAGGAGTACCCGAACTATATGCTACTGAGCGTACATAAGCTGTGCCAACTTCTGATCCAGGATATGACCTGTTTGAGTACTGACTATTTGCAATTGCATTTGCAGCTGCACTTCTTAGTGATACTCTTGTAAAATTGGGAAAGTCAAAATTACCAACGAAATTATTTACAGTTACATAATTACCATACCCTGTACCTACCGTTTGATCGTCAATACTTGATACATCAGTACCTTTTCTAATATTTGTACTTTTCTTATTTACAAACTCTACACGATAACCCTGAACGTACCCTACACCTTTATCAATTGATAATGTGTGATATGTTGTATTAGAAGTATTTGCAGAAATAGACAATTCAAACGGGTCAATAATATAATGGCCGCTCTCTTCATATGTACGCTTAGCTAACTGTCTTCCTAGCTGGGCGTACTGTGGGTCTGTACGAACTGTGGTAGGCGCACCTGCTTCAAAATCTACGATTGAAAAGAAACTATCCGTATTGGAAGAAGTAGCATTAACACTAGTATTATCCGTAGTACGTACAACTAGATTAGCGGTCAACTTTAAGCGATTAGCACCGGGGGCATTATAGTTAGGAGCACCTAGTGCATTGTCGAGTAGAGTCGCATCACTATCAGCAGTAACTACAATTTCGTTTGTCTTAAATCCTACAGATACACCGTTGGGTTGGTTATTGTATTTTGTTACGATAACACTCTGTGGATCAACACGAACAAAAAAACCTTTTTGGAAGATTACACCCTCAGAAATACCAACAGAGTATCCTACGCCGACTGCATTAACAGTTGAATTAGCTACAGTAACAGTACCAAATAAACTGTTAGCGGTCGTTCTAATCTGTATAAGCTGATTAGGGTCATATTTCTTTTGCGGTGAACTATTTGAATATGTACCTGAGTTAAGATACTTAATGTATAGTGTATTGAGGTCTGGATTAGCTGATTCAAAGCCAGCTACTGCATCAACGATAATAGCTTCTAGTGATGTATTTGAAGATAGTACTTTCTTGCCAATAAAATCAGAAAGAGAAGTAATAGCAGAACCATTACTGTAGTTATCTAGAATTTTAATGTAGTCAAGTTTATTATCAAAGTAAACGGAACAACCTTCTATAATAGAGCCATCAACAAAGATGTGCTTACCAAATTTCTCAACCTGATCTTGAAGAATAGACTGTAGCTGAGTTAGTTCACGAGCCTGTACTGCTGTAGAAGGACGAAATAAGATCCTATAGAAATTATTATTAGCGTCAAAATCGTCAAAGTATGGAGGCGTGTTAAAGTTAGTTTCTAAAGGCATTATGTCCCTCTAAGACCTTAAAATTTAATAACGAGTTTAACAGATTCAGTGCTTATGTCAGTGCGAGTGACGGGCGAAAGGTTTTCTATATATAGTACAGATCCGGTATCACGAACTAGGTTTGGCCTTACTATTGTGTTAGGATTCTCTGCATAACCTATTGCGCTAGAAGTAATTCCTATAAAATAGTTATTAGTACTCTCAGATAGAGTACCATCAACGTCTGCTAATACAATTACATTATACACGTCACTTACAGTAGCATTAGCGCCAGACGTAACACCTGTAACGTTGGCAGTGGTGAAAGTACCTTTTACGTTGGTTAGCTTTAAATGTGTACTATTGGCTCCAATTAATATACCATTAGCAGATGTACTCTGATTAATCTTTTCATTAATGGTAAAAGCCGCAGTATTACTGCTTATAATAAGATCAACTTCGTTTGCAATATCATATACTAATGCAGAGCCTATCTTGGTACCTATTGAGGTACGCATCTCCACTTGCTCGTCTACGTTAAAACTACCAGATAGCTGAGATAAAGAAACACGCGCTAGTTGATTAAAATAATCAAACGTGAGCGTTTTTGTATTATTAGCTGTCTTAATAGCACTAACATTAGCATATGCATTGGAAGAACTATCATAGACAGTATAACCAGAGATAAACGTACCTACTACGTTGCTTAATCTTAGTGTGGTACTATTTGCTGATATGAGAGTACCTGCCGCGCCAGTATTCTGTTGGCGCACATAACTGTTAGCAGATACGGTAAACTGACTTACGTTTACATTTGCTATAGCTGATGTATATTCTGTAGTAAGGCCAATAACTGTAAGGTTAGCAGCTGCTTTATCAAAAGTGCCCCTGACATTGCTTAGTTCTACTAGACTTGTATTGGAGTAAACTACTATGCCAGTCGCAAGATTAGCTTGGTAAACTACTTCACCAACAGAGAAAGTATTGGATCCAGTTAGATTAATTTTAACTCTATCATAGTTATTAATAGTCAAGTAAACATTATCAAATAGCGCATCCTTTATCAGACCGGCGGTTCTAAATTCACCATAGCCGGGAAGGTTATATTGTTCTGAATAACTATTAGCAAAGGTTACAGAAATACCAGCATACTCTGCTCCTAATTCAAACGCAGCATTACTTCCATGACCAAGAACAGGGCTGATTAATGGATTTAGGGTAGCGTTAGATCCAAAATTAGGATTAGCAGATACAGTTGCATTTGCTTGTGTGTAGTTAGAGCCAGGATCGAAAACTACGATTGAACTAATAGAAGTGGTGGTTGTATTGACTAAACTATACGCTGCAGCGTTAGTGCCGTCGCCACTAATAGTTACTTTAGGAGAGATAATATATTCTGTCTGCTCATTTGGTAACAGAGTAATAGTACTAACATTTGCTGATCCACTAGAAGAGCTTATAATACCAGCTCCTAGAATAAACGCGCCTGCAGTATTAGATAAAGTAATAGTAGGATTTGAAGCTACTGCTGTAACATTTGCAGATGTATTAGATGTCACACCTATAATTGTTGCATTGTCAACAAAACCAGATCCTGTTATGCTAGAAATAATTAACTTGGAACTGTTAGCAAATGAGATAACGCCGTTTGTAGAGGTACTGGATTGAGTTACAATTTCACCTAGATCATAACTGCCTGCCGTATTACCAATCGATAAAATAGCTCCGTTTACGTCAGCAAAAGCAACAATACCGTTAGCAGAAATATTGGTTATACTTGCAACTGTAGCAGCAGAATTTACTTTATAGTGAGCATTTGCTGAATACGCTGCACTAAATGGACCCGCGACTGTTAAGCTTCTATTATTTGCAATAGCGGTAATACGATGAGAATGCGTACCTACTTTAAGATAATCACCAGTCGTATAGAATGTTGTAAATAACGCATTTGCAGTTGCAGTAACAGTATTGGATGAGGTACTAGTAGTAACTGTACTGTTGCCTATTGTGGTACCTCTACCTGCATCTATAGCATAATTATTTTCAAATTCTGTAGAAGTAAGTGTCTTGACTCTTAGATACGAACTATTAGCTGTTACAATAGTAGCAGTAGCTCCAGTATTACTCTGAGTAATAGTATCACCGGGTTGAATATAGCCGGACTGTGAAGTGATAGAGATAGCTGTAAGGTTTTGAGTTATTATATCATTTACTGCAAATGTACCGGCTACGTTTGCAAGTGTGAGGTTTGTTTTAATATCGAGAGGATCAGTAACTATAAGCTGCTTGGATGCACCGTCATAATCTAATACTGTTCTGATTTGACCTGAGCCAAGACCGCTTTTAAAGTAAATAGCGGAATTAACATAAAAGTCATTATTAGATGAGGCATTACTTGAAATAACCATAGCGGTTGAGTTAATAACGCTCTGCAAGAAGCCTGTATTAAAAGTTACCCATCCAGCACCCCCACTAGTTACTGCTACAGCATCAATACCACCGGGGATAGCTGCTGCTGTTACTGTTGAGTTAGGAGTGAGAGGTAAATAATTATTAGAACCAAATTTTGCAAGGTCGCTATCAGTAATAGTGTACATATACTTCCATACATACCCATCTGATGTCTTAAAAGGCGTAGTAGATTTAATCGAGGGAGCCACTACGGAATTACCTGTACCAGCTTGAATTACTTTAAAGACAGACTTAACAGACGCACTAGTGTTATAAACAAAAAACTGCTTTGTGTAGAGGTCAGGGTCATCTTTATTGTAAGCAGAGTAAGAAGTATTATTAGTCCAATTATATCTAGAAATAACAGGTATAACATCTGCATTGGCTACTTTTTTACCATACAAAATATTATCATAAACTTCATGATCGTAGTTTGATACAGCAAGATTAGCAGCTGGCGGACTAGTGTCATTCGCCCAAGGGTAAGAATGTCCCACGAAGATATAATAGTTATTATTGCTTGATTCAACATCATCAATAAATTTATTGCATATCTCAACATTAAACTTTTTTGTAAGAATACCGGCCATATTGTTTACCTAGATAAATCTAAATTATTTATGCCTGTGTTACAGAGCTTTCCATATAATTTGGAGGCGTGTTGATATTGTCGTCGATGTACGCAAACTTACCAAAAAGTTCAGTACCTGCGGTGTGGAGTAGTGAATATATCACGTCTTTATAGTTGGCAAAGTCAATACCAGTTTGCAGCTCATAAGAATATTCTTGATAATACTTACTATCTTGAATATATTTGTCTGAGTCGAGGAACCCACGAGTTGACTTCCAATAACCTTCTTGAATACCGTTAGTTTTAACAACAGCAGATCCGGTAACAGAGAAAGCCGATCCTGTTTTTGTTAGGGTTACTTTTTCGCCAAGCTCGTACCCTGCACCACTATCTACAACTGATAGTCCTGATACAACGCCTTTTGATGAGCCTGCAGTGGCTTGGATTACAGCGTCTGCACCTTTCACTCTATTACCTACACCTGGTATTTCTAATGCTGCTATGACTGGCTCTATAATACTAACATAAGGGTTTAAAGAATAACCCGTACCTGGGTTAATACCACTTAAGTATTGAATAGTTCCTACTTCAAGTTCTTGATATGTTAAAGCGTTTGTGATTATAGTACCAATTTTTTCTATATCACCTAGTGTTACGGCTTTTGCAAAGCTGTAATTTGATTGGTCTTTATAGTAAGGTGCACCAGCTTGCGTACTACTAAAGTTGGTAGCAACTCTCATGAAGGTACTATTTGTAATGGAGGTTACTTCGCGAATTTGTTTAGCAGCACCATTACTAACCTGTATATAATCACCAACTACAAGAGTGGTGTTGAAATTAGTACCTACACCTGTTACAGAATTTGCACCGCTTGTTACAGATACTGTACCGGTAGCGTTACTTGATTCATTAAAGGTAATAAGCTTCGTATCAAGCTTATCTCTTAAATAGTCGGTATTTACGGTAATTACTTCTTTATCAAAAATAGCCCCTACTTTGAAGCTTGCACCTACACCGCCTCCAACAATATTTGCTACGCTAGAGATTGAGCCTGTATTACCACCACCAGCGATATTGTAAATAAATCCTTGTGCAGTAGAAGTATTACCTACTAGTAGGAAAGTATTACCACCTGTAGAATAAACTGATGTAGTGAACGACCCTGTTACGTTACCGACATAATAAGCAGTATTACCTACGTTAGGTACAACACCAACGATTTGACCAATACCTACATTAGCTGTTCCATTAGACTGGTAAACAAACTCTCCATTTGCAAAAGTTCCGGACACTACATCAAGAATAACTCTAATAGCTGTAAAAACATTTTCACCACTGTTAAAAGTAGGTGTTGTTTGCTTTAAGGTTATAACGGATGAATTAACAGCAGTAACGATACCATTACTGCTCATAGCGGCACCGTCTAACTGGTATATAAGTTGATCTACTTGTATATTACCTGAGCTGGTAACATAGCTTAATTGCAGCTGTGGGTAAACTTGCGAGAGCGCTGATAGTGAATATCCTGAACCGCCACTTTCAAGTAAAAAATCTACGCGACCTAACTGATTAGTTACAGAGGTTACTTTTGCCTTTGCGTTACCACCTTTACCGCTAACATCTAACAAATCACCTACAGTAAAGTTAGCACCACCGTCAGTTACACCTATCGCAGTCAATGATCCTACAGTAATAGGTACTGCTTGAGCAATAACACTTGAAGTGTCGGAGGTTTTAATTTTTTCGCCGAAATCAAAAATACCATTAAGATTAGATATTTCTAGTATATCAATGACTTTTTTATTTACCACTTTCTGGTAAAAATTTTCAACAATAGCAGTAGCGCCACTATTAACACCAATTATTTTTTTGCCGACATAATCTTGGATATTAGATATAAAGCTGGTAATTTCAAGATATCTACCTTCATACCATTCACCGTCAGACACTCTTAGAATATCATCACCCGGGTAGTATATCTTCACATCTTTGTTATATAATGTACGAAATAATACTTCATAGCTTCTCTCAGAACCTTTAGACTTATAAAGATCCTGAATATTTTTAATTAGTATCCTTTTACTTACTTCTGTATCAAGTGGCATATTTTTAGCATATTTGTTTTTAAAATATACTAGGTACTCATCTAGCGTACTATCTATATCTCTATATTCTAGAACGCGTCTTGCTTTATAGTTAATGTTACTTGCTGTTTCTAGCCACTCAAAATAAGACTGAACAAAAGCAACAAGAATAGGGCCCTCGTCTCTATAAAGTGCAGGAAATTGACTCTCAATAAATTGCGAGATATTTTTTTCAATAACTCTCATTTTATTCTTTAATCGCTACAACAGTAATTTCGTTAAGATTGCTATTGATTCGTAAAACTGTATTTCTTAGCGCGGCAATATCTTGATTACCTGGTACTGCATAAAAAGTAATACCGTCTCCAACGTAATCATTCATGGTAATATTACTAATATTGACGATACCGTTTTCGTAGTCAACAGTACCTGCATTACTTTTGAGCACGTTTCTTCCAGTACCTGTAAGTTCATATACAAATAAGTTACCCGCACCATCTTCACCAAAATATGCAGCTCTAGTATTGTACGTTATTTGAGATGAGTATAAGGAAAACTCATTTGTAAGAGGTCTAGATACAGTATAATCATCTCTTAAAATTTTATTACCAAAATATATGGTAGTAGAATAGTTCTGATTGAGTAGCGGTATAATTGACTTGATCATTAAAACATCGGTTTGATTACTAACTATACTAGGATGAGAACTATTAATAGCTGTTAGTAGTTTAGAGTATCTAAATGTCTTGTTAAAGTCAACTAGATTATCATTATTAAATGTGCTTATTGCAGAACTAACTAAACTTTCGATCTGGCTATTAGTAAGAACTGTCTGATTAACATTATACTCAACAGTAGTCATTATCTTAAGATCAAGAAATTCAGGATCTTGAATGACTGGATTAATTGAAAGTGGTGACCTTTCACGTACAAAGTTTAAAACTCTATCTGCTGTAGTCTGAGTTACAGGGTTGCCTGTCTGAGTAACAGGTGATATAACAACTCTACCATACTGAGGGGCTACAGGAATCTCTTCACCACCATATACGCTTATGGATTTAATTTCAGGGAAGTTGGCAATAATAAGTGCTTTATAGTCGTCTTTTGTTACTACTCTATCCTGTGTTTGGAAAAATCTAGTTGCATTAAACTTTATCGAGCTTAGAGACTCATTCTCTGTGCCACCTGAAGCAGCAGAGACTGTACTCTGTACCGATACTGTAAAACTATTAACTGTAGATTGAGGTGTAAAGGAAGATAAACCGTTTACGGTATTACCAGTAGCTACTCTGTAGTTTACAGTAATAAGATTACCGTTATCTACTTTTTTACCTACAACCCCGTCACCGAAAACAATTTCATATTTACTATCTTCCGCAGCTTGCAAGAAATAAACTGTAGAGTTTGCATTGAGTCCGAAAATACTAGATGTAAAATTATATTCTACTGAGTTAGAGCTAATAGTAGAAGGACTTACAAATACTTCAATACTATCTGTATCTACTTTAGCATTGGAGAGTACAAAACGCTGATCGGTTATGCTTGTATTAACTACAAAATTCTCTGTAAGCAAAAAGCCTTCGTATATATTCAACTGCTTAATAAACTGATTATTACTATTGCGATTAATAATAGTTGGTTCTGAGGTAGAGAAAGTATATGCGCTATTACTACTTGTAGAGGTAAACTTATAATTCTGAGGTAGTGTAATTGTATAGATTGAATTATTAGTTACATTAATGCTAACTTCAATTGTTGCAACAGCAGAAGTATAAGAGCGTGGCAAGTAATTAAGTTCTTTTGCATGAGATACAATGGAATCGCGCAACGTTGCGGTATCCAAAAACATCTCATTTCCAATCATATTTAAATAGAATGCATTCTGATATGTGTTGTAGGCTAGTATATCTAACAGAACAGACATGTTAGATCCTTCAAAGTCATAGTCCTTGAAGCGGTCTTGACCCTGCAGGTACGTTCTTAGGTTTGATCTTAGACCGTCGAAATCTAATTGATTAACTGGTAGAAAATTTGCCATTACCTAATCCGGTCTAGATAAAAATCTAGCGTTACTGGTTCTTCCCTATTTATTACAC